GGAGCGGACGTCGTCGAGCTGGCGCTGCGTCTCGTCCTGGTAGCCCTGCATGATCTCGGCTTCGTGCTTCGCCTGCTCCGCGCGCGCGTCGGACTCGGCCACACGGTCGGCGCCGATGACCGCTTCGCCGGCCGCGAGAGCTTCCGACTTCGCGCGCTCGGCCGTCGCGAGCCGCTGCATCGCGCCCTGCTCTGCGCCGAAGGTCCCATAGAAATCCTTACGTGCGGCGCCCACGCCGAAGTCACCGCCGCCTCCGCCCCCACCTCGCCCAGCGTTGGGCGCACTGTCGCCTCCGCCGGACGAGACGTGCTTGGCGAAGGCCGCGTCTTCCTCGGGGGTCGGCGCCGTGGCGCCCGCCGCGGCGTCCGCCTTCTTGGTCTGCTGTTGCTGGGCGAACTGCGCGCGTGCCTGCGCCGGCGGAGCCGCGCCGGTGATGCCCAGGATGGGGCCTCCAGCGTAGTCGGGCAGCGGAGCGTTGGGGCCCTGGGCCGGAGGCTTGCCCAGCGAGCCTTCCAGCGCGGCCTGGAGCGAAGGAGGGAGGCCCTGCGGCGACGGCGGCGGCGGCGGCGGGGCGTTGGTCGAGTAGTAGTCCGCCACCGGGCCGCTCGGCAGCGGCGCGCTGGGCTGCGAAGCGAGGACTCCCGCCGGCGCGACGGACGCGACAGGCACCGGCGGAGGGGGCGCGGGCTGCACGCTCGCCCCTCCCGGCGCCCCAGCGTTCGCCCAGTAGTTGAGCTGCTCGGGCCCAAGCAGATCCCAGGGGTTCACACGGCTCATGCGCGTCGTCCTTTCTGCTTCTTCAGCTCGTCGATCTGCCGCTGGGCGTCGGCGAGCCCACCCATCACCAGCTTAAGCCCCTTGGCCTTGTCGATCGCGAGGAGACCCGTCTCGGGGTCCGTGAGGATCGCGGTCCTGGCGATCGGGTCCGCCTTCATGTTCTGAGCGATCGGCCCAACGTTCTTGTCTCCAAGCTTCTGGCCCTCGCGCTCCGCGAAGCCTTCCTTGTACTCGTACTCGAACGGCGCCATCGAGCGATTCGCTTGGGCCATCCGATCCGCGCCGCCGTCAGGCTTGCCGAAGCGCTGCTTGGTCTTCTCGTCGGAGAAGACGACCGCGTCGGCCTTCTCCTTCGCGGCCGCGGCCTTGTCTGCCGCGAGGATCGCGGACTTCTGGGCGGGGGTCGCTTTGCCGCGGCCCACCGTGTCGGTCCATGCGCCCTGGACCACAGCGTCGCGCCCTCGCGGGTCGGCGCTCGGAATCGGGTGCTGGCGCGTGACGTACTCCTGCTCCTTCGTCGCGTTGGCCGCATCTGCCGCCGCCGCCCGCTTCATGTCTGCCGCCAGGGCTGCCGACTTCTTTCGCTCCTCCTCGGGGTCGCGCATGTACACGGGGCTCGGGGGGACCTCTCCCGTGTCCTGCATCTTCTGCGCGTGGTTCATGCCGTCCGCGAATGCCTGGCGCTTCGCGTGGATGTCGGAGGTCGTGGTGTCGGGCTTCTTGGGCTGCGGACGGTAGCCGATGCCAACTGGCGCGCGCGCCAGGTAGTCGCGGACTCCGTTGGGCAGCACCGAACCAGCCGCATCGTCCACGGACTTGCGGGTCTTGGCGAGGTCGACTTCGTTCTGCTTCCACTTGTCCGCGCGCGCGAGCTTCTGCTCGGTCGTCTCGTTGGCGTAGCGGTCCTCGTTGGGACGCGCCCACTTCGGCAGAAACGCGAGCTTCTGCGCGGAGTCGTGGTTCTCCTGATCCTTTTGGGCAAGCCATTCAAGCTTCTGGCCCGCGAGCCGCTTGGCCGCGTCTTCCTTGGCGAGACGCGCGATCTCGCGCTCCTCGTAGGCGGCCTTGTTGCGAGCCTCCTGGGCCTCTTCGGGCGTCGAGGGCGCGACCTCTTTGGCGACTGGCTTGGTGCCCGCCATGAACGCGGCGGTCTCGGCCTCGTCCTGGGCGCGCTCGGCCGCGGTCAGGGGCTTCACGGCCTTCTTCGTCTTCTCGTCACTCGTCGTCGTGTCGACGGGCGCGGGCATACGGAACCTCTTCCCGTCGCTGCCCACGGGGAGACCCATGATCAACCTTGAGTAGGGATCGGCCACGCGACCCGAGCCCGCGCGGAAGTCCTTGGTGCCCGGAGCGCCGGGACCGTTGGGGCGGCCCTGGTTCGACGCCCAGCCGTCCGAGTAGCCGCCGCCCAGGTCGTAGCGCGCCTCGGGGCCACCGAAGGCGCCCGGATGCCCAGCGCGCTCCTTGGCGTAGCCCAGGTGCCCACCGCCGAAGAGGGTCCGTGTCCGCGGGTCGGCGTCCTCGGGGAAGTCGCGAACGATCCCGCCGGCCGGGTTCTCCTTCGCGTGGCTCTCCTCGATCGCCTTGGTGAGCGACTCGGGGGTGTCTTGGGCGCTCTTGAACATCGAGTGGTCGTAGCCGTTCGGGGCGTCGAAGCCCTCGCCGCGCACGCGCCCACGGATGCGGGCCTTGGGCGCCTCGACCTCGCCGCGCTCTGCCGACTTGTTGCCTGGCGTGTTGACAGTGCTGAGCCCCTGGCCCTCCTGGCCCTCACGCTGGGCGTCGATGTTTTCGAGCATCGACTGCGCGCTGGCCTTCAGGCGCGAAGCCACGCGGTCGCTCACAGGCTTCACGGGCTTCACGTTCGTCTTCGCCTCTTCGTCCGAGGTGGTGTCCGGGTCCGGGTTGCCGTTGCTGTCCGTGGTGCTCCCTCCGAACAGCTTCTCGCCCGCCGCGAATCCGCCCTGGGCGCCGCCGACGCCCATCCGGATGTTGTTCTGGAGACGGTCGTACTCCTGCTTCGCGTTCGCCACGTTCGTGTCGTGGCCCGACTGCGCAGCGTTGGCCTCGGCCGCGGTGCGCCCCATCTTCTGGCTGAGCGACGAAGCCTGGACGTCGTACCCGAGCTGCTCGTTGGCGTTCTGGCGCTGGTCGTTGAGCGCGTTCTGCCCCTGGTCCAGCTTCGCCTGGGCGGTTGCCGCTTCGAGGTCGGTCCCGCGCTGGGCGGTGGACGCGCCGACGTACGCGCCGCGGGCGACAGCCATCTCGTTCGCGCGCGTTGCTGCGTTGGCCTGCGCCTGCTGGGCCTGGATGAGCCCAGCGGACTGCGTCGCTGCGCGAGCGCCGGCGGCGCGCGCCATCGCTCCGCCACGGACGGACTGCCCGACCGACTGGAGGTTGTTGCTCGCGTCGATCGCCATCTTGGTGCCGGCGCGCTCCGCGACGCTGGGCACCTGGCCCTCCGCCGTTTGCTGGAGGAGGCCGAGCGCGCCCATGTTGATGTTGCGCGTCTGGTCGGAGCGCGTCTGGTCGATCTGCGGGCCGGTCGTGTTGGTGGGCGTGGCTCCCATCAGGCGGAAGCGGTCGCGATCGCGCGCGGCGCCCGACGTCCCATCGACCTCGTTGCCCTGGGCGTCGAGATCGTTGCCGCGGCCGCCCCACGCGGCGGTGTCGAACGTCGGCGTGAACGAGCCGTTGCCCGCGGTCGCATTGTCGTCCTTCACCCACTTGCCTAGCTTCTGCGTCTGCTCGTTGAAGACGCTCGGGTCCCAGTGGTAGCCGCCCGAGCCTTCATCGCCCACGTTGCCCGCGGGCGCACCCTGGCGCCCGTTCGACGACGAGCCCGCATCCGGGGTCGAAAAGTTGCTGAACTCGTTGGGCATCGCCTACCTCCGTCCGTGTCCGTGCATGAAGCGGGAGAGACCGCTGAGCGAGCCCATGTCCATCATAGGCTCGCGCATCATGGGCTTCACGTCGCGCTTGATGCGCTCGTCCGAGCCCATTCCCAAGGCCAGTAGAGTGAGCCCGCTCTGCGTCGTGTCCGCCGTCTTGCGGTCGTCAATCGCGTTGGCCTCGCGGTTGTTCGCCGCGATGCGTGCCTCTTCGCGCGCGTTCGCCAGCGTCGTGTCGATGCCCGCCTGCCCCTGCGTCTTGCGCGTGTCGTAGCCGAGACGCTCGAAGTTCTCCTGGCGGTTCTCGTTGAGCTGACGCTGCTGGGCCTGGAGTTGGGCGTTGGCCGTCGCGGCGCCCAAGTCCTGGCCGCGAGCGGCGTTCGCGGCCGAAGCAAGCTCGCCCTGGTTGCGCGCCATCTCGGTGCCGCGCATGTCGGTGAGCTGGCCGTTCGTCTGGCCGATGCGGTCGACGGCGCCCGTCTGCGCACCGTTCATCGCCGCAACCGCGGCGCCTGGCCCGCGCGCGCCGCCCTGCGCGCGGAGCGCGTTGCGTGCCGCCAGCTCGTTCTGGGCGCGTGACAGCTCGACGGCGCGGCTGGGCGCGTCGCCCTGCGCCGCGGTGTTCATCAGGCTCAGTCCGCCGAGCTGGAGCCCGCGCGACTCGTTCGCCTGCGTCTGATCGAGCTGGGCCCCCTGACGGTTCATCCCGTCCGCGCCCAGCTTGCGGTAGCGGTCGACGTCCTTGTCCCACGCAGAGGTCCCGGCCTGCTTCCAGCCGTGGACGATGTCGTAGCCTTCGCCGCTGGGGTTCCACCCGTCGCTGCCCTTCTGGTCGAAGTCGCCGGAGATCGTGAAGCCGTCGCCCTGGACGTCGCCGACGTAGCCCTTCCGCTTCGCGTCGGCCTGCGGGTCGTTGGGCGCCTGGACGCCCTGATCGCGCGCGCCTCCTTGGGTATAGAAACCGAATCCCATGGCTTATCCCTGCTCCGCTTTGGTGGTTCGTGCGAGTCCGCTCTTGGGCGCGACCCTGAAGGCGAGGCCCTCGAAGATCGGCCCGTCGCCAGTGCCTACGACGCCCGCGCTGGGCGCCTTGTCCTTGATGCGCAGCTTGAACGCGCGCCCCTGCTGGTTCTTGAACGTGACCCGACACTTCGAGAGCGGCCCAACGGCCACCGGCGCCGTCGTCGCGGCGAAGGTCTTCACCTGCTCGTAGGTGGTCGCGTAGTCGCGCGCGATGCTGACTTCCAGATCGTGGTCCGTGACGGACGTTCCCAGCAGCCCAACGTCCTTCACGCGGTGCCAGTTCATTGGCCCAACGGGACTGAACCACGCCAGCTCGATGTCGCTCTCGACGAACTGGGTACCGTTGTCCATCTTGTGGGCGTCGGTCTCGACGTAGACCTGCCCGGTCGCCGTGAGCATCGTGTAGACGCCGTTGATGAGCGCGGCGTCCACGAAAGCAACTGCGACAATGGCCGTGTCCGCCACGTCCGCGTACGTGCGCGTGAGCCACGCTTGGTGGAAGTAGTCCCAGGCGAGCACCACACCGTGGGAGCCGTCCCTGGTCGTGCAGGTGAAGCGGACCTCGTGGTCGACCGCGACCAGGACGGCGCTCGTGATGACCGGGTAGGCTGCGAGGACGTCCTCCGCGGCCTTGCCAATCCACGTGACGGTGAGGTCGCGCGACAGCAGCTCGATGCCGCGAGAGGACAGGAAGACCGAGCCCGAGGGGCAGACCGCGACACTCTTGGGATTCACGCACCCAACGTCGGACTGGAGCACCTGCTTCTGCCAGGCGCCCGCGCCGGTGGCGTCCGGCCCGTCGCCATGGATGACCGTGATCTCGTCGGCGCCGTACGCGATAAGTTTCTCGTCCAGGCTTGCGAGCGCGTAGATGGTGCGAGGGAAGCTGAGGGTCAGGGCCTCGTTGAAGCCCGGCGCGACCTGCGGGTCCTCCGACTGGTCCTTCGTGAGCCACACCGTGAGGCCCGTCGAGTCGACGAGCGCGAGGCGCCCGCCGTGGCGGACGACCGTGCGCGCCGCCGGCGGCGGGACGTCGGCAAGCTCCCCGCTGGCCGTGTAGACCTCCGGCTGCACATTCAGGAGCCGCGCGGGGTTCGCATCGGCGATGTCCGCGTCCGCCTTCGTGTCCGTGAACGCCACTTCGCCCACCGAGGTGTCGTTGACGAGCACCTGGAAGCTGGGCTCCAGCGAGAGCCGGTAGTACGTGCTGCCGTTGGCGGTGGTCCGGTACGCGACCAGCTCGACGGGGCTCGCGAGGACGTCCGTGGTGCTTGCGATCCTTGGGTGGGACAGACACGACGTGGCGACCGTCATCCTGATCCCGGTGCCGCCAGCAGCGACGACCGACTTTGCCGGGCTGGGGGCGCTGCGGTGGAGCACGCCGTTGGCGTCCTTCCACTCGTAGACGAACAGGTAGAAGTACGTCCCCGCTGCGACGGAGCCCACGCCGAAGCCTGCGGGCGAGGTCACGATCATGGGCGCGTGCGCGAAGCCGTACGGCTTGATCTGCTGGCCGTCGTACCAGAACGGCGCGCCGGACGCGCCCAGGCCGCCCAGGCCGGTGGGCACGAGCCGAAGCGAGTCGTCATCGCCAACGCTGATGCGCTGGAGATCCCAGCCCACCGGGATTGCCTGGAGGTTCGTCGGCTCGCGATTCCGGTACGCGGACGGGATGTAGACCAGACCGTCCGGGTTGCCGTCGCTGTCGAGATGAACGCCTGGCTGCTGGCAGAACGCAACGGGCGTGGAGAACCAGCCCGTCTGGTTCTCGCACGTTCCGACGTGACGATGCGTGTCACCCTCAAGCCCGGAACCAGCGCTTGGCTCGATCGCGATCACCACTGTGGATGCCTGAGTGAGCGTCCCGGTCGACAGCAGTGACAGCTCGCGAGGAAAAAACGTGGCGACCTGATACCAGCCCGTCCCCACCTTGAAGAGGCGAGAGATGCCCTGCGCGTGGAACGTCTTCTGGAGCGTCATCGACTGCGCATGCCCCGTGAACGCGACAAGGTCCGACGCTAGGTACTGATGAAGCGCCGTCGCCGCGTTGCCAACGATGCGGCTCACAAGGAGGTGCGTCGAGTCGTAGAAGTCCATCGCGATCGCCACGCAGTAGCCCGCGTTAGCGATGATGGTCGCCGCGCTCACGAGGGTCAGCGACTCGTCAAAGGATTCGACGCGCGTGCTGCTGCCCACGTCGCTCCCCGCGAAAGCGATCTTGCCGCCTCCATCGCAGGCTACCGCGACGCAGAGAGGTGACGCGCCGAGGACCCCAAGGATGTAGGGCCCGTTGGGAATGAACGCGTGCGTCCCAAGCTTCCACCCGCGAGCGCGCACCTTCTTGCCGCCCACGGCCGTCTGGAGACCGTAGGCGAAGTACATAACGTCTTCGCCCCACACCGCACTGGACACGAGGCGAGCGTCGAGGACGGGAAGCGTTGTGGAGAGCGAGCCATCCGACGTGAGCAGAGTTGGCCCAAGGGCGACGCTGAGGGTGGTCGTGTCGTAGCCGAACACGTTCACGTTGCCGTTCGACTCGGTCCACACGAGCCAAAACTTGCCGTTGGCCTTCATCAGGCGCATCGCCGTGGCCGAGACGGAGGCGACCATCGTTGGGGGGACGATCTTCGTGCCCGTCTCCGCGTCCTCGATCTGGAAGTGCAACATCGAGCCGTAGGCGATGCTGTACCCGGACATGAACGCCGTCACCAGGAGGTCGCCGATGAGGACCGTGTCCACCGCGCCCGCGGAGCGCGTCACGTCCAGGTACGTTCGGCGCCGCATGCTCAGCGGGGACGGCTTGCCGATCACGTCCCAAGCCGAGAACGCGGCCTGGCGACTGAAGGCGTAGACGCCGTCGTTGACGATGAGGTCTTGGCCGCGCGACATGAGCCGCTTGCCTGCGCTGGGCGCGACAGCATGCGCGGCCGCGTAGCCGATCGTCGCCGCCTTCGAGTAGCTCGCCGTGCCGCGACGCTTCTTCAGCCGGCGCGCCTTGTCCATCACGCAGTTGTCGGCGCGCACGAGCGTCCCAACAGGCTGGGTTTTGGGATCGGCCGCCTGGTCCATCCCTCGGAACTGGACGTTGACCACCTGAGACTGGCTCATGGCTCCTCGTGCAGCGACAGGTGGGCATGCTCCCAGATGAGCGACTTGGCTCGAATGGTCGCGCTGGACGAGTCGGTCCACCACTCGATGCGCACCGCGTGGGCGCCCTTCCGGACGGCCGCGCGAGCAACGAGCGATGCGTTGAACACCCAGGTGAGGTTCACACTGAGGCTCGTAGAGCCCACCACGACATCGTCCACGACGAGACGGAAGTAGACGGTGCCCACCGCGGTCAGCTTGGCGCCGCTGGCGCTGAAGTTCGCAACGATGTGGCTAGCATCGTTCGACGTCTTGATAGTCGTCGACACGAGGGTCGTGTACACAGCCGACGTCGGGATGGTCACGTCCTGTTCGAGCTGGACGTAGGCGCGATTCGCCAGCCACGCCAGCGAGCGCACGAAGGCGACCAGCTCCCGAACGTTGTTCTGGATGCGGTCGAGCGGCGCGTTGCCGGTCTGCTCGCTCTTGTGGGTGGGGACGTTCATCAGAACCCTCGGAGCCGGCGTCGTAGCCCAAGCCCAGGGCCGGGGCCACGCACGTTCTTCACGCGCTCCGCGCGGAATGCGTCGCGCTTGGGCGCGAGCTTGAGGACTCGGTCGGTGAGCGCCTTCATGTCCGCGCGCATCTCGTGGACGACGTCCCAGTCCTGGTCCTTCGTCGCCATCATCTTGGCCGCGTAGCACACCACGTACTCTTCCCAGCCGTTGATGCCGTCGAACAGCGAGACGAGCGAGTCTTCGAGCGCTGGGCACGTTGGGACATAGTCGAGGACGACCGTGGAGCCCGCCGCGTGCTTGGGCAGCAGCTCGATCTTCCCGGCGCGGATCTGGTAGTAGCGCGGGTACGAGACGGTCGTTGGGAGCCGGAGGGACGGTTCGTCTTGGGCCTGGAAGGGCTCCATCGTGTCACCGTTCTGGCCCGCGAGACGCACCGAGATCAGCCGGTAGAAGTTTCCCGGCAGGTCGTACTCGCTCGTATCCGCAAGCGTCGCGATGTTGGGCGCAGTCGTACGGAAGTACGCAGGGCCGCGCGCTTCGACCAGGAGGTCGTAGAGGGCAGCGCAGCCCTGGTTCACGTACTGGAGAACGGTGGCCCGCGCATGGCGGTCTTCCGCGCTCTCCAGGTCAGACCGGGCGTACGCGTCGTTGATGAGATCCTGTCCCGAACGCGTACGCGCCATAGTCCTACCTTCGTGTGCGGAGGGTCACTCCTCGTCCGTCTCGTCCGCCTGCTCGTCGTCGTCCTGACAGAAGCCCACGGCGAGCTTCAGGGCGGAGGCGAGGGCGTCGGCGTCGTTGTCCTTGATCGCTTCGAGGATGTCCTTGGCGGCGCCCTTCAGCCCGGTGGCCTCTTCGCCCTCCGCGTCGCCCTTCACATCGCTCGTCGAGATCGGCGGCGCGCCGAACTTCTTTTCCAGTGCCTTCATGGCTTCACGCGCTCAGGAGAGCGCGAGGTTCCAGTTCTGGCCGGGCGCGTTGGTGTAGAGCTGTCCGTACCCACCGAGGCGACCCTCGGTCTGGTTGGCGTTCTGCTCGACCATGAACTTGCCGCCGCCGTTGGCGACCGACGCAAGCCACATCGGGTAGTCGTCGGCCGTGTGGAACTTCCACTGGTCGAGGTTCATGCCGAACACGTACTGGAGCGTGCCGTCCGCGGACTTTGGAATGTCCGAGTCCGAGTAGACCTTCACGGCCTTGCCACCCTGGGTCGTGAACATGAGCGCCTCGTAGCCCACCGTGCCGACCTTCTCGGTCGTGTAGCGACGGTTGGCGCCGAGGTCCGACTCGATCGAGTCGTAGATTTCGGGCGAGACGAAGAGGTGGCTCGTCTCGATGTTGCGTCGGTGGGCCTTCGCGAGCGCCGTCTTGATGTCGGCGATCACGGTGGCCGCGGTGCCCGTGAAGCGCGAGCCAGCGAGGCGCGTCTTGAAGTCCGAGCGATCCATGCCCCAGAGGGACGTGGGCACGCCGCCGACGCCAGGGTCGTGGAGCGTGACGTAGGCCGGGACGCCCAGGAACGCCTTGCCGAAGTCGCCCTTGTGGAAGAGGTGGAACGTCGGCGCGGCCGCGGCGATCGTGGCGACGACGCCGGCCGAGAACTGGATGTCCCCGGTATCCTCGTCGAGCCCGATGATCGTCAGCTCGCCCGCCTCGACCGCGCCGCTCGTCCCGTCCGTGGACGCGAGCTTGATGACGTCGTCGAGGTCGTAGTTCCGGATGTCGTTCTTGTCGACGAGACGGATCGTGTCCGCCGCCGGGATCGACCCGATGACGCCCACCGAGCCGCCGCCGTTGCGCCAGAACATCCAGCACGAGGAGCGCTTCAGCTTGGAGGTCGCCTTCTCGGTCGACTCCGCGAGGGCGCGGACGAGCGCGCCGCGGTTGTTGCGCGAGAGCGTGATCAGCTTGTGATCGACAGACCAGAGCGCGAAGTTGTCGCGCGTGAGGATCTGCATCTGCTTGTACTTCGGAGGCGACTTCCCACCCTGGGCGTCCTCGAAGTTGGCCGACCGGCCCGCCATACCACCGTACATGACGGTGATGATCTGGTAGAGGCCGTCCCAGCTCGTGTCCTTGTCGAGGAGGCCCATGAGGGGCTGGTCCTCGTACATGAAGTCGAAGATGTCGTCTTTCCAGACGTTCTTCAGGATCTCGGGAACGTTCGCGACGTTGGCAGCAGTGCCCATGTGATGAAGCCCTCAGTGAGGACCCCGCCCAGCGTTACCGCTTCTCGACCCGATCGATCTCCGCCTGGACTCGTTCCGCGCGGGACATCTTTCGAGTGGGAGCGGCCCGCTCGGTGGCGAGGTCGTTTCCAATCGGTGTTCCGGCGTTTGACCTTGCGGCGGTGCCGTTGACCGTAGGGGGCTTGCCTGGCTGCGTTTGACCCGGCGCACTCGCTGGCATGAGCTTCTGGCGGCGCTCCTGCTTTCCTCGGTCGTGGGCGTCTTGGGCCGCCTTGAGCACGTCGAGGATTTCTTGCATCGTGAACCCCTGGGACGGATCTGTCAACGGGACGGCGTATTGCTTGGCCGCGGCGATGAACATCGCAGGGTCACGATCGAACTTCTTCACGTACGCGTGTAGCCCCTCGTCCCCGTATTCCGCGCGGAGATCCAGGTACTTTGCATCCGTCACGGTGGACTGGAACGCGGCCGCGAGCGACATCTCGTACTCGCGCGCCGCGAGCTGCTGACGCTCCGACTTGAGCGCATCGATCGTCTCCTGAAGTGGCTTGAGCTGCTCGCCCATCTGGCGCTCGAAGTCGGCGCGCAGCCTCTTCAGCTCCGCCTCAGGAGTGCTCGCCTCGATGGCCTCGCGCTGCATCTCCTCGAAGACGGCGCGCGGGTCGCGCCCAAGCGCCTCGATCGTCTGCTTGAACGTGCCCTGCTTGAGCGACTCGTAGCGCCCACGCTCCGCTTCCGCCGCGGCGCGCGCCTGGGCCGCGGCCTCACGGTCGGCACGCGCCTGGGAGCTGAGTCCCGCGGCCTTGCGCTTCTCGCGCTGGGCCTGAAGCTTTTCCTCGATGAGCGCGCGCTTCGCAGCGAGGACTTTCTCGGCCTCAGACTGCTCGGGAGTCGCGGGGGTCGCCGTCGCCGGCGCCTCGTTGGGCGTGTTGGGCGTGTTGGGCGCGGCCTCTGCCGGAGCCTCCTGGGCCGGCGCTTCGCCACCGTCCGCCTGGGTCGAGAGAGCTTCGATGCGTGCAGAGAAGTCGATGGGCATGATGTATGTTCCTTCAGTCGTCGAAGACGAAGACGGGGCGCTTGATCGTCGAGCCGCCGCCGCCGTTGGTGATGCGCCCAGCAAGCGCGCCAGTTGCGTGGATGGTTCCCGAAGCCGTGCTCACACCGTTCACGGTGGAGTGCGCGAGCACGAGGGCGAGCATGGCCGCGGAGTGGGCCGCGACGCAGTTGATCGCTCCCGCGAGCGCGCCGGTGCCGGTGATCGCGCCGGTTGCGGTGGAGGTGCCCGTGATCGTGCCCCCGTCCCCGGCGGACGAGAGGTCGGCGGTCACTGTTGCGATGCCCGCGACCGTCCCAAGAAGCTTGCCCGCGCCAGCGAGTGCGCCCGTCTGCGCGCCAATGCCGCCCACGGAGCCAAGAAGCTTGCCCGCGCCAGCGAGTGCGCCCGTCTGCGCTCCGACGCCCGCCAGCGTCCCAAGGAGCTTCCCGGTGCCCGCGAGTGCGCCGGTCTGCGCGCCAACGCCGGCCACCGTCCCAGCGAGAGCGCCTGTCCCAGCGAGCGCGCCGATCTGCGCGCCGACACCTGCGACCGTGGCCGCGAGCGCACCCCCGCCGCGCAGCGCGCCGGTCTGCGCGGCGGTGCCGGCGGCCGTGGCCGCGAGCGCACCGGAGCCCAAGAGCGCGCCCGTCTGCGCTCCCGTCCCAGCGATTGTTCCCGCGAGCGCGCCGGTGCCGGTGATGGCGCCGGTCTGCGCGCCGACGCCGGCGACGCTCGTGGAGAGCGCGCCCGAACCCTTCAGGTCGCCGGTCTGTGCTCCGACGCTCGCGACCGTGGCCGCCGCCGCCGCCGAGCCGCGGAGCGCGCCGGTCTGCGCGCCCACGCCCGCGATCGTCCCGGCCAGGGCGCCTGTGCCGCGAAGGGTCCCCGTCTGCGCGCCAACGCCGGCCACCGTGGCCGCGAGCACACCTCCGCCGCCCGCGACCGCGTCCTTGAAGACGGGGTAGTCGCGGATTCCTACTTTGAGGCGGTCGAGGATCGTCGCCACGGGCTACCCGTTGGCGATCTGGAACGAGCACTCGGGGACGCCGCTCGCTACGCCGTCCGTTGCGATCATCGCGTAGAGCGCGGAGTCAGCGAAAAGCTCGTAGAGTCCGGTTCTGATCATGTCGTGGACGTCGCCGAAGTTCGCGACGATGACGCGACCCGACCAGAGCGGCCGAAGAACGTTCACGTTGAAGGTGCCCGCCGTCGAGATCGTCGAGGTCACGCTTTCGATCTTCTGCACGCCGCTGTCGCCGGCCTGGAGCGGTAGCTGAAGGCAGCGCCCAACGATGGGCGCGACCGCGGTGGCGATCACGCCTGTCGTGCGCCCAGCTACGCCCGACTCGTTCGTGTACGTGACGGCGATGCTTTGGTTTCCGGTGAACGCCGTCACGCCTTCGAGCCAAATTTCGAGCCCCGTGAAGTCGGTCCCGCCTGGGACACGGGAGCTGAAACTGGGCTGCGCGGCCAAGGTCGTGGCCGCGTTGAACGCGTAGGCCCCCGCGCAGAAGAGGCGATCAAAGAGCGCGATCCGACACGGGACCGTCGAACCAAACTCGACGCGTCCCAAGTAGCCCTTGTTGGGGCCGGAGAACGCGTTGACCATCGGGTAGCCCGGCGTCGCATCGGTGGGCACGATGCCCGCCGCCGTACTGCCGACCGTCTGCCCGCCCGCGAGGACGCCCGCGCCGGGCTGCCCCGCGATGTCGAAGAGCGAGAACCAGGCGTTCGCGACGGTGGTTCGCGCCGCCGTCTTGCTCCAAGCGAGCTTCTGTTTCTGCGCTGCGATGTAGCCGTCGAGTGTCGTGATCGACATGGTTCAAGCCTCGGGAACGGGAAGAGGTTCAGGATCGGGCTCGGTGGGCCACCCGACACCGCTGTCGTCGTGGCCCCGCCCTTCGCACGCTGGGCACTGCACGTCGGCAGGGTGCTGCCCGGTGCCGTCGCAGTCAGCGCAGCGCATCAGTCCTCCGTGACGACGAGCGCACCAGCCGCGAACGACGGCGTGATGCCCGCTGAGACCGCGAGCGAGGCCGTGAGCGCGCCGCTGTAGAGCATGTCCGTCGCGCCGGCGGCCTGCTTGCCCACCGAGAAGTGCGTGATCGTGTTGGGCACCGCCGTGCAGAGGCCGAAGTTGACAGCTCCGGCGTTCGCGACCTGCGTGGGCGCGGTGCCGGAGACCGTCCAGCCGACGCCGGTGCGGGGGACCGCGACGCGCGCGTAGCCCGTGTACGTCGCTTCCGACGTGGCTTGCGTGCCGGCCTCGCCGGGGTCGGCCGTGTGAAGCGCGACGTAGAGATTGCCCGCCGCGAGGCTGTTCTGGAGCCCAGCGGCGTCGCCGATGTTGATCGCGTCTGCGTTGAGAAAGAGAAGGTTGAGGAGATCGCTCTCCCACGCGTTACTTTTCGACATATCAAACCTCCGAGAGTGTCCAGTTCACGGCCACGTTTTGCCCCGCGGCCGACAGGTTGAGGACCAGCGCGTCGTTCACGTTGTCCGCCGTGATGGTCTCGCGGTGGGAGAACGCGCCTGGGCTGCCCAAGTAGGCCGAGTAGATCACTCGTGTACCGAGCTTGATCTGCGCGAGCACCTCGGCGGAGTTGTCTTGGCTGGACGACATGAACGCCCAAGCGAGGACGATCTTCTTGCCCAGCGCGGGCGTATGGAGCGTCGTGTCGCCCAGCGCGCTCACCACCTGGGACGCGGTGGTCTGCGAGGGCGCGGGGTCGACGATGACGTGCTGTTGGGCAGGCAGGTTGGAGACCGCGACGATGCCATTCCCAAGGACGTTGTCGCTCACCTCACGGATGGCGAGCACGACCTGCGCGCGCCACACCGTAAGCAGCGCGCGCTCGGGGTCTGTGTCGACGATGCCCACGGCTACGGCGTGCCTCCCGGCGGCGCCATCGCTTCAGGAGCGACAGCGTTCGCGGGCATGGGCGCGGCGTCGGGCGGCGCGTAGAGCGGACCTTGGTCGGGACCGGGGCCGGGCGGCATGCCCAGCGCAGCGTCCGGTCCAGCGTCCGGCCCCTGATCTCCGGGCTGCGGGCCAGCGCCACCGTTGGCCGCCATCGCGCCCTCGGCGACGTCGTTGGGCGTCTGGCCCGCCGGTGTCTCCTCCTGCTGCGGGTTGTCGCGCAGCTCCTTCGCGGCGAGCACGAAGTCGAGGAGCGGCGCGGTGTGCTTCTCGGGCACCTCGTCGATCCACTTCGCTTCGAGGTACGCCAGCGTGCCCAGCGCCACGACGATGTCGAGGTTCATGCTGGGCTCGGGGGCGATGATGGGCGGATCGGTGTCGGGGTCGAGGAACAGCTCGATGATGCGCTCGACGACGCGCCGCGGGGAGCCGCGGAGGTTGAGGACGCGCTGGACGTCGGGGAAGTCGAGGAGCGAAACCAGCTCGTCTTGGGAGAAGAGGCCCTTCTCCGCCATCTCCGAGACCTGCGACCAGCGGTCTTCTGGCGTGCTCGCGAGGAAGGACGTTGGGAACGTGCGGAGCGTGAACTTGTCGCGGTCCATGCGGACCTTGCCGTAGTCGATGGGCTCCATCGCGCTGCGCCCATCGGAGCGCTTCTCGACCTGGACGATGTACTTCTCGCCCTCCTCGCCCGCCTCCTCGTGGATCTCTTCCATGAGGTCGAAGAGCTGCCAGGCGGTGTCGACCGCGTCGCGCTCGTCCTCGCGCCCAGCGGGGATCAGGTTCTCGTCGCCGATGTCGTGGAACGCGCGGATCGCCTTGCCCGACTCGACGCCCGGCGGAGGACCCTCGCCGCGCGAGGCCATCCCCGAGAAGCCGGTGATGTCGCCCGCGAACGAGCCGCGGAGCTTCATGTAGTAGTCGAAGAACTGCGGGTGCCACGGCGCGGGGGTGACCCACTCCGGCTTCTGTCCCTCGTACCGGATGACGGTGAGCGCGCCGTTGTCGAGCGTGTCGGTCTCGACGCCGCTCCCAGCGGGGATCATCACGTAGGAGCCGGTCAGGAAGCCCTGCTCTTGGAGGCGGAGGCCGATCGAGTTGACCTCGTACTGGAGCCCAGCGAGCTGGCGAACCATGCCCTCGCCCCACCATCCGATCACGGGCGGCGAGAAGTCGAACTTCGAGATGCCGTGGTAGTCGCGGAGGTAGTCGCCGATCTCCAGCGTGCAGTTGGAGATGGTGAGCGCCCAAGCTCCGTCCTTGGCGTCCCACTCGCCCTTGCGTGAGCCGCTCTTGATCAGCTCCGGCTCTCCGCTGGGCAGGTGGAACGCCTCCTCGACCAGCACGACGTCGTGCAGGCGGTCGAGCGAGATGTCCCAGGTGTCCTCGGTCGTGCGCGACTCCGCGAGCTTGATCTTCGCCGCGTGCTTCGGGTAGCGGTCCATGAGGACCATGCGGTCGACGTGGTGCCGGATGTAGATCGAGCGCGGGTGCCCGTGCATCGCGTCGATCGGCCCGGTGCGGATCTCCCAAGGGAACTTCCGCTCGTGGATCAGTTTCCGCCCAACGCGGTAGTTCCGCGCGATGCCGGAGCCGAAGATGGCGGCGTCCCGGATGCGCAGCATGCGCGTCTTCCAGTAGCCCACCGAGTCGAGCACGCCCTCGAAGAACTTGGTGAGCGCCTTCGCGCGCCGCTGCTCGCCGTAGTTGCCGCCCGTCGTGAGCGCCATTGGCACCGGGCGGTTCTTCACCATCTTGGCCGTGAAGAGATCGACCTGGCGCCGGACGATGTTCGTCGTCATCGTCTGCGGCGTGTCGGAGACGATCGCGCCGCCGCCGGCGACGAGCGACGCAAGCTCGGCATCGTCGTAGAGGCAGGCGTAGAAGAGATCCTGTTGCTGTCGGATGTTCGCGTGAGCGCCCAGGCGCTCGACGTTCGCGAAGATGGGGACGTGGGGCTCCTTGGCGAGCCACCACCTCAGATCCGTGTTGTCGACCTCGGACTCGATGGCCCGCGAAGCTCGTGCCCTAGTGATTTTGCCCATGACGGTGTGCTCGACGGGCGCTACCCGTTTGCACGCCGTTCATCGTCTCACCACCCGGAGCGCGGGCTTGATGCTGGAGGCCGCGAACTGGACGTCTCGACGACGCTCCTCTTCGCGCTCTTTCCTCTCGCGGAGGTCTTCCGCCGTGGGCGGCTTGGGCTCGGGCGGCGGGAGCGCGCCCAGCTTGATGCCGTCGCACTCGGTGACGCCCAGCTCGCGCATCATGTCGACCTTCGCCTTCAGGGCGGCGAGGTCAGACGTGACCGGCTGGTTGAGCGTGAGCGGCTCCTGGGCCTTGGGCGCCTTGGGCTTGGTCATGGCACCATCGAGTAGGTCGCGATGTTTTCGAGCGGGACGTACGCCCGCCACTTGCCGCGGCCGTCGATGACGATGCGCGCGTTGGGCAGGTCGAGGAAGACTTTCGTGGTGCCGTCGTTGGCGACGACGTCGACCGTGCTCATGCCGCCGCCCAGCTTGGCGCCGACCTTGAGCTGAACGAACGAGACCTCGGGGAGCTTGGGCGCGGCGCCCTTGGCCGGCTTCTCGTCGTCGAACTTGGGCTCGGCGCTCATGCGGCCACCAGATTCAGCTTCTCGACGTCGCCGGGCGCGACCCAGATGTCGTACTTCCGCGGGCCGTCGAGGATGATGCAGAGCGCGGGACCGCGCGGCGGCTGCGTCTTCGTCGCGGCGTAGCCGTCGAACAGCGGGCGCTCGCCCTCGTAGGCGACGACGATGCCCTCGCCGTTACCGGCCCAGGAGCCCTCGCGGATCTCGGTCCATCGCACGCGCGTGCCGTTGGGAAACTGCGAGCGCATCATGTCGTCCAGCTCTTGCGTTGCGTGGCTCATCGAGACCTCAGAGGGTGAATCGTGGAGTGAACAGCCAGCCACGAGTCTTGGGACGCATCCTTCGCTCTCCTGGCTGAGTCTTGAACGTAAATCGCCGAATGTCGAGCCCCTCCAGCATCGCCGGGACGACGCCCAGCTTGCGGAAGTCCTGTTTCACGTAGGCGTAGTGCAGCTCGTCGCCCGTCGCGGCGATGAAGCCGATCAGGCTGTCGGCGTCGTCGGGGTCACACGCGACGCGCACCGTTGCGGTGGGCAGAAGCCGCTCGAAGATGCGTTGCATCTCGCGGTGGTAGTGCTCCGGGTCGGCGTCCTCGACCCCGTGCCCAGCCGTGCGGAACGTGCCCCTCCACGCGCTCTTGACGAACGCGCTGTCCGCTTCGACGGCGTCACGAATTCGAAACGGGTTGCTCGACATGCTCCAGACTTTCGACCTCGTTGGGCGAGGTCACGCCCACGCGTTCGCCAGGGAAGCGCTTCCGCCAGGTCGCCGGGTTCTTGGCCCACTCCGCCCACGCCTCGATGGGCACGATGGTCCTCGTGAAGAGGATGCTCATCGAGCCCTCGTCGTCGAACAGCGGCCAGAGGACGCCGTCGCCGATCGACGTGACCGCGCTGGCCCTCATGGGTCGAGCGCGCACAGGATGTCGTCGGGGTACTTCACGAGGAGGCGTCGCTTCTCGCCGACGTTCTCGCCCGTGTAGAGCTTCGAGCCGTCACCCTCTGCGAATGTGTGGACGTACACCTCGTCGCCCAACGCAAGCTCCTTCACGTCGGGGCCGATCGCGATCACCTTGGCGTGGAAGTAGTCGGGCGTGGCGTTCATCTTCATGCGGGCCGAGTGCCCCATGAAGGCACCCTTCGTCGGCAGGATGATCCCGCTCGCGAGAACCTCCGGCTCGATCTTCTCGACGTAGACAAGGTCGCGCAGCGGCTTCACGGCGGTCGTCATTCGACCCTCGTGACGCGGAGCCACTGCCCGTCCGCGAAGACGTTCGTGATCTCCTGGTGGAGCCCAGGGCCGGCGGACTTGTAGAGCGCGAGGGCGCCGGCGTGCGTGATCTCGAAGCCGTCCGTTTCGAGCGTGATCGACCCGTCGAGCAGGGTGATCTGGAGCTTCACGCGCGGGGCGCCCCGATGCGCGCGTGGCGAATGAGCTGCCGGATGGCGTCAGAGACCGACAGCCCAGCGCGCTTGGCGAGGCTGGCGAGCTTCTTGTGGTCGGGGACGGAGAGCTTGACGTGTAGCTGGGAGGGGAGAGCTGCCATATGTGACCATACGTGTATCGTCACATATGGTCACCTGTCTACACGATTCAGCCGTGCCCCTGCTCGTGCCACGTTCGCGCGACAAAAGACGCGTGATCCTTCTTCGTGGCAACGTGAACGGTGCGCTCCCCCGGTGGGCGCCGCTCGTCGACGACGGCCCACTTCCCGTCCGTGCGTGGGAGCACGCGGAACGCCCCGAAGATGATGTCGGGGTCTGGGAAGTGCATCACCCACCTCCCGCACTGTGAGTCATGGCCCCTCCCACAGAGCAAGAGTCATCGCGTCGATGCCACACTTGGAGCACGTAGATGCTCCGCCCGTCTCCCACTCGATGCCTGGGCCATCCCAGACGTGCTCGCACTTCTCCGGCCCACAGGAGAAGACGGTGGGTTCAGCCGTGTCGTCGTTACTCACCGCCCCACCTCCGCCGCGAGGCAGCCGGGGTTGTGCCACTCAGGATCCAAGATGTCCCAAGTGGACCCGCATCGCTGGCACACGCAGGAGCGCCCCGTTTTATCGATGTCTGTTTCCCGCAGCGCCGCCCGCAGCGCGGTCACCTCGGCGCGGAGGGTGTTGCGCTGACGTGTCCACTCGTGCTGGATGC